CCCTGGGAGGAGGCGGCCTTGCGCGTCCACGTTGACGTCGCGCTTCGCAAGCGCCTTCGCGTCGTTGTAGACGATCGCCCGGATCGAGTCGCCGCGAATCTCCATCCGGTACTTCGTGCCGGCGCCCGAGCGCCCGGAACGCTTGCGAACGATGGTGTACCACTTGGCGCGCGTCTGATCGACGGTCTGCGACGCCATCCCCTCGAGCACGTCGATCACGCCGCCCGCAACGTCGCGCGCCAACGCGAGGAGCGCGTCATCGAGGGCGCGGTCCAGCGTTACGGTCGTCGTCTCTGCCACGAACCGCCGCGTGCCGGGCGGCCTCACCCGAGCCCCCAGAACGCAAGCGCCGCCGCGTCGCCCTCGGCTGCGGACTTGCCTCGCTTCGACGCCGGCGCGGGCGGCGTGTGCTTCGCGCGCCACCATCCGAGCACGCGCTCTTGCGTCTCGACGGGCCACGCGTAGAACGCGTCGGGCTCCCCACAGTAGGCGAGCCCGATCTCCATGGCTACGGCGTCGAGCCCGCCGCCGGGGCCGCGGTAAAATCCGCGGCGGCAGCCACGCCCGCCTCCGTCGGCGTCGAGGCCGTGAGCAGCTCGACCGCCGCCGAGGCCGCCGTCCAGATCTCCCCCTCGGGAATGCCGAGCGCGTGGAGCTCGTCGACGACGGCCGCCCCGTAGGCGCACGCGTCGTGCTGGTGCGCCTTGAGCGTGGCCTTGAGCGGCTTGCCGCCCCAGCACACGCCGAGCGCCGCGCCGAGGCCCAGGAGCGGCGACTGGGACAGCGCCATGGACACGACACGGCCCAAGGCGAACGAGGGCGGCGCGCGAAGCGTCACCGCGTGCGGCCCGAGCTGGACGGTACGGGACTGCATCAGGTCGCCGTGATCGCGCCGTAGACGATGCCGGACACGCTAAACGAGTTGGGGTCACCTTCGGAGAACGACAGCGTGATGCGGCAATCGTTGAGGACCATGGTGTGATCGGCGCTGTCGCCGAAGTTGGTGCCTTCGACCGTGAACGTGAGCTTGTACGTCATGGCGTCGGCGTTGGCGCCGAGCGTCGACACGGCCGACGCCCACGCGCCGGTCTTGCGCGCGAGGTCATAGAGCAGCTTGTCGGTCGCGTCCGACAGGTCCGTCATGTGCGCCGTGAAGCTGAACGCCGGGAACACGCGGTTGGTCTTGCGCAACGTCGCGAACTCGCCGCGATCGAGGTAGGCCGTCGTCTCGACGAGCCCTTCGTTCAAGTTGTCGATCGAGAAGTCGCCCGCCTCGTACACGATCGCCATGCTGAGCGGCGTGCCGGTATTGTCCGTAAAGGTGAGCGTGCCGTCGCGGAAGTTCTTGATGACGGTAGACATAGCCATGACTTCACCTATTGGAGCGGGAGAGTGTGGACGATGCGGAAGGTTACCACCCCGATAACCCACTCGCCGGTATCGGTGCCGGCTTGCGACGTTTCGAGCACTTGGACCTTGTAGGAGCCCGGCCAGGTGGCGCTGTAGACCATGAGCAGGTTGATCACGGCCTGGGCGCCGTCGAGGCTGTCGTCGTAGCTGTTGCTCATGTCCTTAGGCGCCATGCGCCACGAGTACCGGATCTGGAGGTCCGTCTCGACGAGCGTGCCCTCGGCGGGTTTGCCCCGGTACTGCCGGAGGTCTTTCGTCGCGAGGGGATGCACCACGAACGCCTTGTGCGCGATGCTGTCCGCGTCGCGCCCGAACGACTCCGGCAGGACGCGCGACTCGCGCCAGCCCGAGAGCGTAAGCATCCGCGTCGTCACGTCCTCGCGGAGCTGCCTGACGGTCTTAGCCGCCATAGCGGGTCCACGACGCGTGCGAGAGCCCGCGGCCGTTCGTCCAGATCTGCGACGAGGCCGCCTTCTTCTTCGTCGGGTCGACGCGGTTGTCGTCGGCCTCGTCGTAGGTAAATCGAAGCGCCCCGTAGGCCTGCTCGAAGCTCGTCAGGTAGTGCGCGGCGAGGGCTTGCCACCGCCCGCCGTCGCCGGCCGACGTGCTGTAGTCGATGAACACGAGGTGCAGCGCCAGCATGAGATGGCACTCGCGAAGCGCGCTCGGCTGGATCACGAGGTAGGGCCGCCGCCCCGCGCCGATCAGGCGGGTGCAGATCGTGAAGAAGGCCTCGTCGATATACGGCTGGTAGCTCGCCGCGGCGCCGAGGAGCGACGGGAGGTCGCTGTGCCGCTGGGTAAGGTCATCCTGCGAGATCACCGGGTAGAGCGTGCGCCGACAGAGCGCCGCGTCCTGACGGAACGTGTGGGTTACGGCATCGGGCATCACGAGCGCCCACTCGATGAGCCAGCCCTCGCCGAGCGCCTCGGCCGTCGTCGTCGCGCCCGTCAGGGAGTAGGTGGCGATCGTGGCCACCGTGACGGAGGCGGTCACGAGCACCGTGCCGTCAGGCCGGGACACGGTCACGGTGCCGCTCGTCGGCGTCGCCGTCGCGCCCGCGCGCGAGGTCGGGCACGAGATCGTCTGCGTCCGCCCGCGCTCGAGCGTCTCCGTCGAACGGAATCGGGCGGTGTAGACAGTCTCGGCGAGCGACATCGATGCCCCCTATCGGCCCTTGTCGGTTTGCTTCTGATCGGCCTTCCGCGCCGTGTCCTGCGCCACCTGGCGCGCCTTGTCGCTCGCCATGCCCGACTCACGGAGACGCTGGGTCATCCGCTCCATGGCCTCGCGGTAGCCGGCGCGCTCGCTCACGCGCGGCCTCGGCGCGGCTTGGGCGCGGGCGCGGCGGGTGCGTCGTCGCCGACCACGGGCGGCGCGTAGAGGCGCTCCATGGCGGCGCGCATCCCGTCGAGGAGGGCCTCCTCGTTGGCGAGGGCGTCACGGTGGAACGGCGAGCTCGGCGCCTTCTCGCGCCACTCGTCGACCTTCTTCTCATGGCGCTCGATCTGGATGTTGATGAAGTCGGCGTCGGGCAGCTCGATGTATCCGTTCACCACGAGGCGGCGGCAGAAGGCCCAATAGCCCTCCTCGTCGCTCTCGATGCGCGTCTGCCCGGCAACGACCTTGGGCAATTCCCACTTCGACATGTGGACCGTGCCCGCGACGCCGTCGTAGGCGACGACGTAGCCGCCCGGCTCGGCGTCCCAGGGAATGATCGTCCAGCCCCGGCGGCGCTTGGCCACCTCGGCGGCGGCGGTGTCGCCGCCCTGGTCGACGTTGGCGACGCCCGGGTCAGCGCGCAGCGTCGAAAGCATCGGGAGCCACTCGCCAGCGCGATAGGTCCACTTGGCAGGATGGTGCAGATACCAGAAGGTCGGAGAGGGCTCGAGCCGCACGAGCTCGCGCATCGCCTGCGGGCGACTCGCTGCGCGGCCCTCGAACTGTCCCGTTCCACTCGTTCCAAATGTCGCTGCCATCGTCGCTCCTTTGTGTCGCAGACTCAGATGCGCCCGCGCAGGTAGGGTAACCACCGACGCGGGCGCGTGCGTGTCTGAGAGGATCAGGCGTCGGAGAGGATGCCGACGCCGCGGAGGTCGTCCAGCTCGGCGACGCCAACGAATGCGGAGCCAACAACGATGGAACTCCCCGAACTGGCGTCCCTCTCAATCTCTACGAGGATGGGCGACTGCGACGCGATGGTCGCCCCGCCGAGGATCGGGGCAGCGGTCGCGGTCGCCACGCCGATCGCGCCGGGGGCGATCATCATGCCGAGGCGATCGGCGCCCGCGTTGGCGGTATTGATGCCGTTCGCCGAGGAAAACACGTCTACGCCGAACAGGTTTCCGCGGAAGCCGGGGCCCTTCGCCTGGACCTGATCCTGGCTCGTCGCAAGGTACTGGCCGGGGCCGGTCTCGGAGCGCAGCGAGGAGATGAGGTCGTTGATCTGCTGCGGGTGCAGGATGGCCGTGAACATGCCGTCCGCGCTGTTGAGCTGGAGCTGAAAAATCGCGGCGTAGAAGTTCGCGACCGTGAGGTCAACGCCCGTGGAGCCGACCGAGGTCGAGAAGCCAGACGCCAGATCGCCGAGCATCGCAGTCACGCGCTTGTTGTACGCGAGGACCATGTCGGCCGCGATGTTCTCGAGCGTCACGTCGAGCGCGATGCCCGCCGAGGTGAGCTGCGCAAGGTCGCTGATCTGGCGACGGAGCGCCTGACGAGCGATGGTCACGTTGGCGTTCGTCGTGGTGAGCGCGGTGTTCGACACCGTGGAGTTCTCGGCCACGGACGCCATGGCGTTCGCGCCCCAGCTCACGACCGGCACCTGCACGACGGTGGACCCGGAGCCGTTCATAGAACGGAGCTGGGTGATGCTCGGGTGATTGACGAGCGACGCGGTGTCCGTCAGCTTGGTGACGACGAACTGGTTGAGGATCGCGGCAACGCGGGCGTTGCCGGACAGACCGGAAAAGTAAACTTCGTTGGCCACGGGGGCCTCCTGACAGATTGGAGGGTTCCCGCGCCTTTCGCTTTTTTACGGGAGCTCGACCCCGTGCGCGTGCGGGGCGCTAACCCCGCACGTCCACCCTACGTCCTCCGCGACAAACTGTCAACCCGTGCGGAGCGCCGCCATGATGGCCTCGCGGTTCGCGCGGAAGTCCGCGGGCGACAGCCGCGCGATGGCCTCGGCGCTCCATGCCTGCGGTTCGCTCGGCGCCTGGGGAATCGTGCCCGTCGAGGTGCGCGGCGAGGGCGCTACCGGCGCCGCTGGCGCGGCCGTGGTCGTCGGGGCGGGCGCGGCAGGGGTAGAGGCCGGGAGGTACGCGCGAACGGCCTTAGGGAGCGCGTCAGGGACCGCCAGCCACTCCGACAGCGGAGGCCGCCCCTCGGCGGCGAGCTTGGAGTACGCGTGCTGCACGTACTCCATGCCCTCGGCGTCCGTGATGCCGGCTGCGGCGATCTCGCGCTCCACGCGCAGCGCCTCTCGCTCGGCCTTGCTCGCCGCCTTGACCTCGTCGACTTGCGCGCGCCACTTCTCGGCCTGGGCCGCGACGGGCTCCAGCTCGCCGACACGTCCCTCGAGCTCCTTTACGCGCGCGACAAGCTGGCGAATCCGCGCGGAGGCCGCGCCCTGGTCCGTGGTTTCCGTGATGACTTCATCGCTCATGCTTACCCCTTCGTTTCGGCTTGAAGCCGAGCTTTTTGCTTTAGAATCTTGTTCGCCCATCGGCGCCCGGCGTCGCCGCCCCAGAGCAGCCACGCGATACGGCCGGGGCTCGGGTAGTCAGGGTGGCCCGGCTTCGCCGCGGGCGCCTCGAGGTCGACGGCGTGACGCGCGAGGAACGACGCCATGCGGCGGACGGTGTCGATCGAGAGCGTGCGCCGGTTGGAGAGGTCACGCGCTCGCGCGACACCTACGACCGTCCCGCCGCGCCCGAACTCGCGACGCAGCTCGAGGCCGCGACGCGCGGCGGCGGCGACCGTGGCCGGCGGGCGCAAGTCGAGCGGCACTACTCGGCGGCCTCGACAGGAGCGCCC